ATGCGCAAGCGTGGTCCACTAAGACCTGGGGCTGCAGGACATCCTGCACAAGTTGAAGGTTATACCGTTGTAGGTTTTGACCCTGCTATGGCTGGCAACGCTGCTTTTGTTGCGATGACATACAACAGGCACGATGGAAAGATTTACATACTTGACTGCTTAAATATGGCAGAACCTACACCACAGAAGATTAGGCAAGCAATTGAAGACTTTGTTCAAAGGTTTAAGCCGCAGGAACTCCGCGTTGAAATCAACGCCCACCAAAAAGCCTATGCCCTTGACTCCGACTTACAGCAATGGCTGGCATCTTATGGTGTTCGCCTCAATGCTCACTTCACTGGAAAAAACAAATGGGACACCAACTTCGGAGTCGCAGGAATGTCTACGCTCTTTGGAACTGTCACCAATGGTAAGCACCAAAAGAACAACATCATTGAACTGCCTAGCACTGAAGGTTCTGAAGGACTTAAGGCTTTAGTTCAACAACTTATTACGTGGAAGCCTAATACCAGAGGCAAGACCGACTGCGTGATGGCTATGTGGTTTGGTGTTTTACGCTGTCGTGAATTTATGCAGCAAAACTCTTATGTGCAAAGGTATGCTCACAATCGTTGGGCTACTAGGGCACAGGCACAAAAACGTTATTCAGTAAATCTAGACGAAGCCATTGCAGACCAATGGCAACAGACATACGGATAGGAACTAAATGTTATCTATTGAGCAAATCTCAGCCCGCGTAGAGAACCTACGTGAGCGTTCTGCTGAGCGTGATGCACGCCAACAAGACGTGCTTGCTGTCCGTAAAGGTCAGATTGCTAGCGTATATCCTGATTTCTTTCCTGAAGGTGTAGATGCAAATGTCGTTGCAAATTTTATTGACATTGTTGCACGTGACTTGTCAGAGGTTATGGCGCCTCTACCGTCGGTCAACTGTTCGGCAGCGAATCAGGCTAATGACCGCGCTCGTAAGTTTGCTGACACCCGCACTCGTATTGCTACTAATTATTTTGCTCATTCGGACCTTCAGGTCCAGATGTATACAGGCGCAGACCTATACATCACATTCGGTTTCGTTCCATTCATAATTGAGTTGGACGAAGAAGCAGGGCTGCCGCGTATCCGCATAGAAAACCCAGTGGGCGCTTACCCAGAGTTTGACCGCTATGGTCGCTGCATTGCCTTTGCAAAACGCTACTATATGGCTACTGGAGAACTTGCTTCGCAGTTCCCTGAGTATGCAAATATCTTGCTTGGCAGAGAAATGTACAAGTCAGATATGAACTCACAGTTAGAGGTTGTTCGTTATTATGACGACCAGCAATCTATTCTGTATGTACCAGAACGCAATAACCTAGTACTGTCACAGGCTAAAAATCCTATTGGCAAGATGATGGTTGTAGTAGCACGCCGTCCGTCAGTTGACGGCGAGATGCGGGGACAGTTTGATGACGTACTCGGTATTCAGTTGCTTCGTAATAGGTTCGCATTACTTGCGATGGAAGCAGCGGAAAAATCCGTTCAGTCTCCGATTGTTCTTCCATCAGATGTTAATGAACTGGAGATGGGTGGCGATGCAGTTATTCGCACCGCTAACCCTGCTGGTGTACGCCGTGTTGATTTAAATATTCCACCTGGAGCATTTACAGAACAACAGATACTTCAGCAAGAATTACGTACTGGAACACGCTATCCAGAGGGACGTACAGGAAACATTGATGCCAGCATCATCACGGGACAAGGTGTGCAGGCACTTATGGGAGGCTTTGACACACAGGTCAAGTCTGCTCAGGCTATCTTTGCCTCATCACTGCGTGATGTTATTTCTGTTTGCTTTGAAGTAGATGAGAAGTTTTTTGATTATGAAAAGACTATCCGTGGCGTAGATGCTGGTAGCCCATACCAAATTACATATAAGCCGTCTAAGGATATTAAGAAGGATTACTCAGCCGATGTTCGCTATGGAATGTTGGCAGGACTTAACCCAGCACAGGGTCTTATCTTTATGTTGCAAGCACTTGGCGGAGGTTTGATTTCAACAGACCTTGCTATGCGTGAATTGCCATTTGGCATTAACGTAACACAGGAACAAGAAAAGATTGAGATTGAAAATATGCGTAAGTCGCTTGTTCAATCTTTGCAATCTTATACACAAGCCATCCCACAGATGGCAGTTCAAGGCGGGGACCCGTCAATGGTCATTAAGAAAATTGCTGACGTAATTAAAGCACGTCAAAAAGGTGTGGCTATTGAAGATGCAGTTGAAGAAGTATTTGCCCCAGAAGAATTACCTCCTGCTGGTCCTGCCGAACAAATGGTTGAGCAACCGTCCCCTGCTCCCGCTGGCGCTCCAGTAGGAGGCGCTCCTGAACAGGTACCTTCTTTACAAAGTTTATTATCTAATTTAACTTTAGGTGGACAGGCTAGCGCAAGCGCAAGAACTGTAACTCGGAGGTAGTTATGCCACCGCGTAAAAAGAAGCCGCAACCACGTCGGCGTAAACCACATACTGTAGAAAATGAAGAATATACAGCCTTAGAGATGTATTGCATTTGGCTTAATGAATATTATAAGTCATTGCTCAAGGCTGGATTTAAATCAGATTTGGCGTTGTCATTTGTTATGGATAAAACTTCTTACCCGAATTGGGTTGAATATAAAGCACCTACTGAAGATGAAATTAAAAAATATCTAGATGAGGAGGACGAAGACTAATGGCAGGAGTTGGCGGTTATCAAGCACCCACTAATCCAGCGGTTGTATCTGGTCCTGGAGCATTAAGCAAGCGTACTGACGGTTCACCATCACAGCCTGCTACATATATTTCTGGTCTGCCTTATGGTCAAGGTGAGGCTACTTACAACCAACAAACTGCTGCTCCTATGGCTGAAGTAGAACAGGTGCCACAGCGTCCACTAAAACCTGTTGTGGGAATTAACGAACCAACTCAATTTCCTAATGAGCCTATTTCTTTTGGCGCTGATTGGGGAGATGGACCTGGTCTTAGGGCTGTAGTCAATCAAGGTCCGTCGTTGCTTCAGACTGTGGAAAAAGCAATGCAATACGACAACACAGGTTTAATGGAATTTTTGTATAACAGATTGAATAAATAACCTATGTCAATTCAGGATTTTGTTCCAGTAACTATTGATGTGGAGACATTAAAGAATTCTCCCGAACTTATTCAGGTTCGTAATGCTGGTAATTGGACACCAGATGAAAACGCATATTTAAATTCATTGGCAAAGTTGATGAACTTAAATACGTTTTTATCTTCTGATTCAAACCTTAAAGTAGCAAAAGATACTTTTGCACGCCTTGACCCTGAATTACAAAAGGCTCTTATAGAGATTAATCCAGAGGCAGAATACGCACGCCCTGATAAAAACTTTTTGCAGAAAGTATTTTCTAAAGAAAACAACTACTTACTGCAATTAGTTAGTGACCCACTCCGCACTTTAGAAAAAGTGGGCAGTACTTGGATTAGCGCCGTAGAGAATACAGCCTTGAATATTCTTAATGCTGGAAATAAACAAGGTGAATTAGTACGGGCTGCTTTAGGTCAACCTAGTGCTTTAGAAAAAGTAACCAGTGCTGATTTTTGGAAAGATGGTTGGAACGGTTACAATAAATGGAACCAGGCTGGCATTGAAAGATTAGATGAAGAATACAATCTTGCTACTGGTGTTTTAGCACGTGGAATTATTGATGGTAAAAGTACGTATGAAATTTTTAAAGAATACGGAACTATTGATGATGATATGGCTAATGCTTTCTTTAAGGTTGGCACACCAGAATTTGATGAAATTGTAGCCAGGTATAGTGCTAAAAAAATTAACCTTGGCACATTGATTAATGACTGGGCTAATGGCTTTGCACCGTATAAAGAAAATCCTACAACTGCAGATACCATTAAAGACACTTTGGCTTCAACTGTCCTATCCATTGGCGGCATCAGAGGCGTAAAAAGAAATGAAAAAACTGGTGAATTTGAGACTGAAAAACTTTTTGGTCAAGGCTACGGAGACCCATCAACGGGTTTAGACATTGCTGCTACTTTCTATGTAGACCCGCTTACCTATATGACAATGGGTGGAAGCCGTAGCATAAATGCAATGAAGGCTGCTAGAACTGCAGAAGAATTAGCCAATGCTGTTGACTTAACGGCTAAGATTCAAAAACTAGATGATTTGTTTAAAGACCCGCAATGGATTGCTAAAAACGATTCTTTCATACAAGACTTTAATCAGTATAGAGAAGCACTTGATAAAAAAGAAACTATTGCTTCAGCCAATGCTCGTGTAAAAATTTCTATAGACCATCCTGAGTATGACAATGACGAACTACTCGGTATTTTGGCTAAGGCTACAGTTAAAAAAGAAGGCAATGAAGTACCTATTACTGACCTAGAAACTTTTGAGTCTTTTCTTAAAACTGGTGAATATACAAATTATATTATTAATGGCAAAGTAAATAATCTATTAACTATGCGTGAAGAAAGTGTGGCTCTTCAAAATCGCCAACGCCGTATGGTTAATGGTATGCGTAGTTATGCTGCTAAGGTATTTCAAGGTTTAGATAAAGATGTAGTTATTGGCAAAAAAGAATTAAGTGAACAAACAGTAAAAAACTGGCAAGATATTGAACAGCAAATTCTTAAGCGCCCAACAATACTTCCAAATGAAGCAGTAACGCCAGAGGCTCTAATAGAAATAGAGCGTAATGAAGCATTATTAAATTCATTGACAAAACCTAAAAAGTATCAGGGTATGGAAATGCGCCGTGCTTTTGGTGAACTTCTAGCCCGTATGCCATCCGAAGGTGCTCAGATTTTTTGGGCGGATGCTTTAGTAGATAAAGGTTTGCCATTTTTCCGTGACTATGCACGTTTAGTAACTGGCGATAAAATGCGTGCTGAGTTTCTTACTCAGTTATATAAGAAAAGTTCAGTTACAGACCGCATTAATATTATGTTTAATCTAGACAAAATCTATCTAGATTCTATTGGTGCTGCTTTTACGGCTGAAGGTTTAAATTATCGCAATACCGTACTACAAAGTCGGTATATGCCAGATAAAACTGCTAGCATTGTTGACTATACAGTTGAAACTTCTGACGTTTTTAAGGCTTATGATGAGGTTAATCCTGTTCCACCAGGACCATCAGCGCTATTTCACACCACAGAAGGCATTACCCTTTTACGTTTTGACACTGTTATCAAAGATATTTATGACCGTATCGGTGGCGCTGTAGGTCAGACAAAATTTAAATATGGTAAAACACCAGTTTATAAAGACCTTATTAAAAAACTTGGTTATTTTTATTACACGGGTTCTACCAACAACTCCATATCACGGGCTATTAACCGTGGGTTTTCCTTTGCCCTATTATTTCCTAAACTTGGTATTAAAGCAGCCTTTGATGAAGCAACAGTTTTAGCAAATGTCACTACGCCAGCAATGCTTTTTGATATGTTGTATGGTAAAGGTCGCCAATTAACTAACATACACGCAGCAATTACTGGCTCTAATATGAGCCAGGGTTTCTTAAAAGAAAAGTTTCTTGATGTAATTGGCAAAAACCCAGCAAAGTTTAGAAGTGCTGAGCAACGCCGTCTTGACCGTCAAATGCGTGAGGTTGAAACTGAGTTCATTGACCCAGATACGGGCAAGGTTGTAAAGCAAACTGAACTTATTACTGCTGATGAATTTTTTGGAATGAGTCCAGATGAGTATTTGGTTCGTGCAGCAATTGCAAAGTATGGTAGCAAACTAGATGAAGATGATATTCGTTATCTCATTGAAGATTATATGGTTGATGGCAATGCTGCTGATGCTATGGTTGGTTCTATCATCGGTGCTACCTTTGGCGAGGCAGTAACTGAGGCTAATCTAGCCCGCCAGATTTATGGCGCCAGCCCCCTAACACAGGCTATTGAGGCTAAAGGATTAGAAATTCTTGGTAAGCCTGTCTGGGATAAGTTTAACAAACTTAAAACCGCCGAAAGAACATTGGCTCACTATAGATATTTCTACTTACTATTTGCTAAAAATGAAAAGTATGGAATTAACTTCGGTGATTTATTTATACAGACTAATGCTTTACGCACAGCACAGGATGTAGATACTTTTGTTAAGTACGGTATGTCAAAAGTTGGTTGGAACCCAGATAATCCTAAGCCAGATATTGCCAAGATGTTTAATGACCGTTTTGGTCAAGTATCTACTCTACGTTCATTAGGTTTTACAGAACGTGAGATTAGCGAATCTCTTATTGTTAATGCTGCTAAGGAAATGCGTTATGTATTTCACGGCAGTGGGACTGCTTTTAATGAAGACCTACTTAAATTAATCCAAGATAAACTTTGGACTGCTAAAGAAAAAGTAGGCAAAGCCTCTTACTACGAAGAAAAGAAAATGATTCAGCGTGAAACCGCTGGAGAACCATCGCAACTTGTTTCTAGAGCAGAACTAAAGCGCAGACGTGACTGGGAAAGAAAGCAAGTTCAGCCTTCTACTCAAATAGGCAATATCACTTTTGAGGAATTTGAAAAGGCTACGACTAATTATCCCATTAAAGGTCAAATCCAGACAGATATTAATTTTGATGACCTTGGAGTAATTCCTGAAAGAGGTTTTGTTGACCGCGCTATGGTCAAAGGTTATGAGTTTATGGACCGAGAGGTCAATGACGTTATTCGTTCCGATGTATACCGTTTAAAGGTATTAGATGAACGCAAGAAGTTAGCCCCTGACCAGGCTATGCTAGAAAAAACTCTAATAGAGAATGGCTCTGACCCAGATATTGCTGCTGTCCAAGCAGCAGGTATTATGGCTAATCAAGCACGTCATAATGCTGCTAATACAATTTTAAAGTATGTGGATAATCCACAGGTGCGTTCTCAACTAGCGTTTAATATGCGTGTAGTAGGACGCTTTATTCGTGCTACCGAAGACTTTGCTAAAAGAGTTATTCGTTGGGTAGCCCGTCATCCAGAATCTATTCCTTGGAGATTGGGTCATCTGAGCCACGCTACCGATGGCAGTGGTATTACTTATGATGACCAAGATGGTAATAAGTATGTTGTTATTCCTAATGATGGTGTCTTTTGGCAAGACGTAGCACCAGCAATTGCTATGCTTCTTAATCCACTTTATTCAGTACCTATGGCTGGAAAGAGCATCCGTACAGGAAACTGGGATTTCTTTAAGCAGGCTGAGTGGAATCAATATACAATGAAGGTATCTTTACTTAACCCTTCATACTCAGAGGGTGCTGGTCTTTATACTTTTACTGGTCCTAACCTTGCTATTCCTGTAGGTGGTGTTCGTGACTTACTGGTAGGTATAGGGGTTAATTTACAATCTAAAGAGATTTATAACTTTGGTTTATCTTTGGATAATATCTTGCTCGGAGAAGTTAGCGATAATACAAACCTCTGGAGAGCAACTATTCCACCAGCCATTGCTAACTATTATAAGGCTATGACTGGTGATTACAAAGATAACCAAGGTGTTATCGCTGCATATCAGGCTATTAGTTATATGCAATATAACCCAGCAACTGCAAAGAGCCCAGAAGATTTTCTTAATGCAAATGGCGAATTAGACCCATCTAAAGCACAAGAGTTTCTTAATGAATGGCGTATCCAGACCGCTAACGTATTAGCACAGAAGGCTGGGTTTAATACAATTTTCGGTGCTCCACTACAACTAGGTCAACCAGATGTTCCTTCGTATATGCGAAAGAACCAGGTTGTAACCTTTACTAAAGAGTATGGAGACATACTTAGAGGATTGTTACAGTTTAATCAAGAAAACGGTTTTGTTATTGAAGACCCGTATTCTGTGGCTGTATCTCTGCACGCTCAATACAGACCTGGAAAACTTATTTTCCAAGTATCTAAAGGGCTTAATGAGTCTAAGGTTGCTATTAACTATAGCAAGGAAACACTAGACTGGGCTATAGAGAATAGAAAGTTTATTGAAAGATACCCAACTGCTGCTTGGATATTTGCTCCGAATATTGGAGAGTATGACCCAAAGGTTATTACTTATATGCAGGCTGCTGACTTATTGCCACCAAATGAAAACCCATTTGATTGGAACAATAAACTATTAAAAGAATATATTGAGCGCACTACGGTTGCTAAGTTAATGTCTGAGTATTATCAGTATGATAAAGATGTAGACAGGTTACTTAATGACCCTAACAACCCCAATAGAAACTTTGTTGATTATCGTAAAGAAGTCCGTGCTAAGGCTGCTGCCGAAAAAGAGCGGTTAATTAACACTAATCCTCTGCTTAAGAGTGTCTTTGGCAATAGAGGATTTATGACTGTTGAGGGACTTCGTGACCAATTCTTAGAACTTAAGAACATTGTTAACAAGGATGAATTTCCTGCGAGTCTTTCCGTAGAAAATAGAAATCTTCTTAAATCTATGGTAAGAGCCTCTAATGAATTATTAATAGCGGCTGAAAGCAATACTATTGATAATCAGTATATGGGTAACACAGTTCTAGAACAGCAACTATCAGATTCATATGAGCGGTTAAATAAACTTGCTAGCACGAATGCTATTTTATCTGAAGCCTGGTCTGGAATTATTAGACCATTGTTAGATAAAGCATACAACACTCCATTGCGAACTGTAAGAAAGCCTGGTGATTAATGACTCCTCCTAAGATAACTAAGGGCAGTCCAAGACCTCAGCGTAAAGACTATAAAACAGATGCTGAGTTTCTTAAGGCTATGGAGCAATGGAATACGCTTAATGTTGGTACCCCTACACAATCTTCTCCTACAGTTACTTCGCAAGGTGTTGTTGCTACCAATCCAGTAGAGTCAAGCGCACGTGTGCAGTCTGGCAAAGTAAGAACTGACTGGAATATATTTACAGATGGTGGACTTAACATTCAAGAGGGAGATGCAGAAGTAGGGCAAACGCCTTATGTAACTGCACGTCTTCCAGAATACGGCGAGAAAGAACCCACTCCTGTAGTTATTCTTCCTTCGGTAGACGGCAATGGATTCATTATTGTTCCCCGTGAAGAATTGCTGCAAACAATCATCAAAGACATACAGCGCAATCCTGGCAATGTAACATACTGGAAAAGCCAGTTAAAAGATTATTATAAATCTGATGATGCTTTTCAGCGTTCATTACGTGGCGGTCCTGTAACCGATAAAGATACAGAATTTTTATTTGCACTGCGTAGAGCATTAGGTGAGATTGGTGCTAATAACTTTTCTGCTGGTGCTGAAAACGTAAGAAGAAATCAGTTAAATGCTTCTGGCTTTTATGATATTAATTCTTGGCTTACGAGTAGAACGCCGCTTCCTGGTCGTCAGAGCACAAGCACTTCTACTAGAAATTTTACTCTAAAAGCAGATGCTATTGCTGACTTTATGCGTGAAGTGCAAGTACAAGTAGGAGACCCTAAACTTGTAGATAATGTTAAAGATTTAGCGGAAGCATATTGGGAAAAAGTACACGCTGAAGAATTAAAACGTATGGGTCAAAGCACTTCTGTTTATGACCCTATTACTGGCAAAACAGTAAGCACTAGCACTGGCTTTCAGATGCCATCAGAACAGTTACTTAAAGAATGGCGCATTAACTTTATCACCAAAGGCGCTATAGATAAAAATAAAGTTATTTCTACAGGTATTAGAAATGTAACTCCAATACAGTTACAAGATGCTGGCGGTGATTTAGGCGATAACTATACAAAATTAAAAGGTTACGCTTATGAATATGGTGTAAAGATTAGTGATGAAGAACTAAAGAATAAAGCAGCGGAAGCATCGCTTCCAGGTGGTTCTATAGATGAACAGAAAAGAAGTATTCAATTAGCATCACGCGCTACCTATAAAGCCTTGGCTCCTTATATAGAGGGTGGGTTAAAAGTTAAAGATGTTGCTAGCCAGTTTATGAAAATGAAAACTGATGAACTAGAACTTATGGATGGGGCTATAGATATTTTTGACCCAGATGTTCAGATGGCATTAAGTGGCGACAAATTGCCAGGTAGTAATGAATACTTAATGAAAGTTCGTGCTAATCCTAATTGGAGATTTACCGAGAAAGCCAATGAAGGGGCTGCTGGATTTATAGATACACTTCTTAAGATGTGGGGGAAGGTCGGTTAATGTCCAGATACTTAGAAGAAGATGATTATAAAAAAATGCTTAGAGGAGCAAAAAAATTACTTAAAGAAAAACAAACTCAATTAACATCTCTTGAGCAAACCTATGCAGCGCTGACAGAAAAACCATCTTTTACTTCCGCATCAAATCAAATTGTTTATGGAGAAGATTATCTTGATGCTTCTCCGACTGCTCCGACTCGTCCTGTCGTAAAAGTTCCTGCGGGTTCTACTGCAGCAATGCTTGCAGAAGAAGCAAAAGATGCTCTTGCTGCTAGAGCAAGCACTGCAACAAATCCTTTACTTAATGACCCTTATTACATTCGTGACCCTAAGACTGGTCTAAGCCCAGCACAGGTAGAAGCAAATAAAGCAGTAGCAGAAGCGGCTGCTGCAACTGGTATGCAGGTAACACCTGGCGTTACTGGACCACAAGCAACTGCTGATAGAGTTTCTACTACTCCAGTAAAAACAAGTGTAACAGATACTGAATTTCCTAAAGCAGGAACAATTCTTCGTTACCGCCCAGGTAGGGCTGGATTTAGAATTCCCGTAATTGCTGATGGTAAAGGTGGGGAATATGATGGTTCTGAAGAAAAAGACCCTGCTTTTAGTCCTGATGGTGACGGCAGCGGTGGTTTTGAATTTATAGAATACGAATACAGTAAAGACTTTAAAAAGCGTAGAGCAAAATCTTTTAACAAAAAAACTGGTCAATTTAGTTATGGTGAGTGGGAAGATGCTCCTATGTCTAAGGAAGACTATGATGCTGAACAAGCAAAAAAGATTGCAGAAGAAAGAGCCCTTAACGAAAAACGAGATGCATTTGCTCTTATAGAAGCCACAATGCGTTCATATGGATTTACAGAATCTGAACTAAAAGAACTAATTGATTATATTCAGACTGGTTTACTTAACCCTGCCTTGGGTGCAAATCAAATGGTTTTACAACTACGTCAATTAGCATCATATAAAGCACGCTTTGCTGGTAATGAAGAACGTAGAGCAAGAGGATTAAATGCTTTAGATGAATCTGACTATTTGCGTCAAGAAAATGCTTATTCTGAAACTTTTCGTCAGAATGGTCTTGGAAGATTTGTTACTCGTGGTCAATTTGCTAATCTTATTGGCAATGATATATCTAACACTGAATTAAGTAAACGTGTTAATTTAGGTGTTAATAGATTACAAAATGCTGACCCAGCAATTCTTGCTCAATTGCGTAAATACTATAACATAAATGATTCAGATGTTATTGCATATATTTTAAATCCTAAAGAAGTTCTTCCAGAACTAGAGGCTAAAACAACACAGGCTGAAATCGGTGCTACTGCAGCGCAGTATGGATTGAATGCTGATTTAGCCAGAGCAAAAGAACTTCAACAATACGGAGTTAATTTAGATGAAGCACGTATGGGTTATTCAAAGATAGCAGAAAGATTACCCCGTGCTACAACTCTTGCAGATATTTATAAACAAGCAGGAATTGATTACACTCAAACAACTGCAGAACAAGAAGAATTTAAAGGACTTGCTTCTGCTAAGCGTGCTCGTGAACGTTTGAAAGAACTAGAAATTGGCTCCTTTACTGGACAATCTGGTCTAGGCAAGACATCACTTAACCGACCTTCGGGCGGAAGAATATAGATTCCCGACGTGGACCGACCAGCCCCACGCGGTGTATAAGACTGGTAGCAAGAGCCAGCCTGTCAACCCCTGGACAGAACTGTGGCTTGCGACTAACTAACGATAGAAAGGGTGGTTGCTATGA